TGATAAGCGGCTCCAACATTACTGTCGTACATCAAGGTTCCTTGGATGGAACCAATTGGTTTGACCTTGAGTCCCATTCTCATACGGGATCCGGTACCGATGCGCATTTTTATGCAGCGCATCCTCTGCGTTATGTACGAACTACTGCGAGCAATATTGGGGCGGGTGAAAGCTACACCGGTTCTGTGATGGTGAACTAATGGCTGACACAGTACGTGAGCAAATTCTCGCCCGGATGAAAACCAATCTGGACGCGATCACGACGGCAACGATTTACCGTTCCCGTGTTGAGCCTTTGGCTCGTGGCGAGGTGCCAGCCGTCATTATCGAACCGGTTAACGATCAACCTGTTGACACCAACTTTTATGACAAGTTGGATTGGACGATGCGGGTCAGGGTAACAACGCTTGTGCGTGCAGCGGTGCCGGACGATGACTCTGACACTTACACCCAGCAGGTGCATGCAAAGTTGATGGCTGATCAAACCTGCAACGGATATGCACTTGACTTGACACCTGACCGGACAGACTTCAGCCTTTATGAAGCTGATGTACCGTTGGGTGTCATCAGTCAGGATTATTTAGTGCGTTATCGCACTAGCAGGACTGACCTAACTAGCAACTGACATCATGGCTAAAATCAGTAAGGAAGTTCCCAATCCCGGCGCGGGCGGCAGTTACTTGTTTGACCCTAAAACTGGGAAACTTACACTGATCACAGAACCACCCGCTCCCACCGAAAATGGCACTGACTCGGAAGAATTCCTGATTGCGAAAATTGAATCCAGCTATGGGGTTGATTCGACTCCCGTAGGTGGCTCCAACGCAATTCAGGTTACCAACCTGGATGTGACCCCAATTGAGTCTGACAACGTTCAGGCTGCGGCGTATCAAGGTTTTATTGGTAACAGCACTCGTTCAACCCTGGTTGCCAACAAGCGAGTCAGCGTCACTTTTGATGTTGAATTGGCTGGTTCCGGCACAGCTGGTACCGCTCCTGCTTTTGGTCCGCTGCTGAAGTCTTGCGGTTTATCTGAAACCATTGTTGCTTCTACCAGCGTTACTTATGCCGGTGTAAGCAGCAGCTTTGACTCTGCAACCATTTACTGCTTCTACGACGGCACCCGCCACAAGATCACTGGCGCACGTGGTTCTGTCACTTTCAACTTCACTGCTGGTCAGTTTGCTGTTGCCAGCTTCAACTTCATCGGGATCTACAACGCTCCTGACAACACTGCCTTGTCTGGCGATTTCACTGTTGCCAACCAAGCAGCAGCGCTTGAGGTAAACGACACCAACATGACTACGGCCACCTTCTTTGGTGAGTCCGGTCAGCGCATTGAGTCGTTTGATTTGGCTCTGAATAACGAGCTGGTTTACAAGGAGACTGCTTCTAGTAAAGAAGTGTTGATCACCAACCGTACCCCTGGCGGCACGGCAGTGATTGAAGCCCCTGCAATCGGCACCACCGACTACTTTGCTGATGCAGTTGGAGTTACCACGGCTTCGACAAACCTTGTGCTTGGTGCAACTGGGGGCAACATTATCAGCCTGACCACTGCTCAGACTGATGTTACTGGAGTATCCTACGGCGATACCAACGGTGTCGTCTCACTGTCAATGCCCTACCTGGCTTTGCCCAGCACCAGTGGCAACGACGAGCTGGCACTAGCTTTCACCTGATTCTGCGTGGCATTCGTTCTCAAGAAGACTGCTTCCTACAAGTGGGAAGTCAAGGTTGAAGTCCCTGTTGACGGCAACCAATTTGAAACTCAAGCGTTTGAGGCAGTCTTCAAAAAGATCAGCCGTTCAGCTTTTAATAATCTCGTCGACAAGGGTGATGACGCTCTTGTTGGCGAGATTTTGCTTGGCTGGGAGGGCGTCACTGATGAAACAGGCAAGCCTGTGCCATTTACGGAAAAAAACAAGCAACAGCTTTGTGACGACCCCTATGTCTTGCGTGCCTTAATTCAGGCTTACGCGGACAGCGTGACTGGAGTTACCGCAAAAAACTAAAAGACGCCGCTGAGTACTGGGCAAAAGGCGGCGTTGTTGATGAGCGGGAGTCTGATTTAAAAGCTCTGGGTGCAAGCCCAGAACAGATTGCCGCATCAAGAATTCAGCCAGCAGAGCAGCACTGCGAGGTGTGGGAGGAAAACTGGGACATCGTCTTGATGTTCGTCCGTATGTCGACGCAATGGCATACGAGCATGGCGGGGCTTACGGGATTGAACTACCCGAGTCTTGAATGGCTCTGTAAGCTGTATTCAGTCAAGGATCCTGTTGCCATCTTTGAGGGCGTACAGGTGATGGAAATGGCAGCCCTTGCGGTCCTCAACAAGAAAAGCTGATGGCAATCTCTAGCGCGACCGAACTAAAGATTCTCGTCAAAACGGCTGGCGAGCAAAATCTCAACCGCCTTTCCCGTCAGCTTGAAGGCATTGGCAAAAATACTGCAAGTACTAATTTTAAATTTGATAAATTTTCACGTTCACTAAAAAGGCAAGAGCAGCAAGCAACAAAAAATATCAGCAACCTTCGCACATTTGCTGGCGCATGGCGTGAATTGGCAAACAGTGTTGATTACACAAGTGTTCAATTTAGAGAAGCCAATCGTGAAGCGCAAAGACTTGAAAAGCAATTAGCAAAAACACAGCAAGCAGGTAGGGGCGGAGGTTTAGCCCGAGCCGCCCGAACGGGTGGAGCCATTGCCGCCGCTGGAATCTTTGGTGGTCCCGAAGGTGCACTGGGCGCAGGCATTGGTGCAATTGCTGGTGGTCCTGTTGGTGCTGCTGTTGGTGGTGCAATTGGTGCACAGGTTGGGCAATTTAGGCAACAATTAGGCGGTACCGCAACGTATGCAGCAGATCTACAAAAGCAGCGACTAGCACTTCAGCTAGTAACTAAAAACGCTCAAGAATATCAGCGTGCATTGAAATTTATTTCAACAACAAGCAGGGAGTTGGCAATACCGCAAGACATTCTTACCCGTCAATTTACAAAGCTTTCGGCATCTGTTATTGGCGCTGGTGGTGATGTTGCTGAAACAGAAAAAGCCTTTATCGGTGTTACTGCTGGTATTCGCGGAACGGGCGGAAGTTTGCAGGACTTGGATTCCGCACTGACTGCAACTTCACAGGTATTTAGTAAAGGCAAGGTTTCTGCTGAAGAACTGCGTCAGCAAATTGGTGAACGTTTGCCTGGTGCTTTCAGTTTGTTTGCCGAATCCTTGGGTATGACGCCCCAAGAGCTTGATAAGGCTCTTGAAAAGGGACAGGTAAGTCTGCAAGATTTTCAAAAATTTGCAGAAAAACTTTTTAAAGAATATGGTGATGCAGCCAAAATTATTGCCGATAGCCCTGCAGCAGCTGGCGACAGACTCAAGACTGCTTTGTCGAACTTATCTGCTTCTGTTGGCACATTGCTGCAGCCTATCGGTGCAGCATTTCAAACAACTTTTGCAAACATTGCGAATGCAATTAGTAACGCTGCAGATGAGCTAAACAAATTCTTCGGAATCGCGGGCAAAGCCAAGATGAGAAAAATAACGGAAGCCATGCAGAGAGAAGCGGCAAATATAACTAGACTTGAAAACAAAAGAAAACTAATTAAATCAAGCCCAAGCATGAAAGAAAAAGCTATGGGCATTGAACCGGAAACTTATTTTTTAGACAGACAAATCACACAAGCTCAAGCAAGCTTCGACAGACTGCAACAGGAATTGTTTGGTTTGCAGGCAGTTAACAGAGCGACGCAAGGTTTGCGCAAGGACAAGCCAAAAGGACTTCCTTCAATTGACCTGACTAGCGGTACTGGCAAAGGAAAAGGCGCACCAGATTATTCTGTACAACTTGCCGACGCATTGATTGCTGCGCAAAACGAATTAAACCCAATTAAAAAAATTCAGCTTGAATATGATGCTGAAATTTTAAAAATCAACGAAAGCAAGCTCAAGCCCGAGCAAAAAAGGGTTGCTTTAAACGCCGCTGCGGCAAAACTTAATGAACAATCTATAAGACTTGGACAGAAGATGGGGGCAGGCCTTGTTGACCTGATTGAAAAAGATGAAAAACGCAAAGCGCAAGCTAAAGAAGCAATTCAAAATCTTGAAATTGAAGCTGGCATCCTTGATGAAAGAGCAGCTCGCGAAATAAATCGCGAAAGGTTTATTAATGAATTCAAAAAGAACAACAATGACTTGACCAAAGACCAGCTTGACCGCATCAATAAGGCCTTTGATGAAATCAATAAAAAAGCAAGTGAGTCATTTTTGCTAATGCAGCAAATCAGTCAAACAGTGGCTACGTCGCTAACTGATGCCTTTATGTCATTGGTAAACAATGCAAAATCGTTACGCGACGTATTGACAGACGTTCTAAATCAAGTCGCTCGGTTGCTCGTGCAAGCTGGGACTCAGGCATTTCTAAAATCTATACCTGGCCTTGGCAGCTTTTTTGCAATGGGCGGGGTTATGAGTGGCAATGGTCCAGTCGCTCTGAAGCGTTACGCACGCGGCGGCATTGCAAACAGCCCACAACTTGCAATGTTTGGTGAAGGCAGTACTCCTGAGGCTTACGTGCCACTTCCGGATGGTCGCAGTATCCCCGTCAAAATGAAAGGCGGTGGCAATGGTGGCAACGTAGTCGTTAACGTCGACGCCAGCGGAAGCAGCGTTCAAGGCAACCAGCAAAATGCAGGCGCATTGGGACGTGCCATTGGCGCTGCAGTGCAGGCAGAATTAGTTAAGCAGAAGCGTCCGGGAGGCTTGCTCGCCTAATGGCTACTTTTAACGACGCCACTGTTGGTACCAGTACTGGGGGCACAACGCCTGATTTTGGCGCCTCCAAAAAAAGCGACCCCATCACTCGCATTGTCAAATTTGGGGATGGTTACGAACAGAGATTGACTTTTGGATTAAATCAAAATCCAAAGCGATGGGACCTTGCCTGGACTGCTACCAGCAATTCTGACGCTGATGCAATTGAAGCCTTTTTTGATGCACGAGCTGCTGATTCAGCAAGTTTTGACTGGACCCCATTAGACGAGTCAACCTCTTACAAATGGGTCTGTGAATCTTGGACGCGGGTACATCAATATGCAAACATCAATGAAATTAAAGCTACGTTCCGCCAAGTCTTTGAACCGTAATGGCTGTCCCGTTTTCCGATCTACAAGAGGTCAATCCCGGCGCAATTATCGAGCTGTTCAAGCTGGAGTTGAACAACGATATCCACGGCACTAACACGACATACCTGTTCCATGCAGGTAGCAATTTGAACGCCAATGGGGCGTTGGTGTGGAACAGTGAGACCTATTTGAGGTTTCCTGTTGAGGCAGATGGCTTTGAGTACAGCGGCACAGGTCAGCTGCCCCGTCCGACAATCAGGATCGCCAACTTAAACGGCACGATTACCGCACTTCTTTTGACGCTGCCAAACGGTTTAGAAGGTGCCAAGGTTACGCGCATCCGTACCCTGGCGCGGTATCTCGACGCATCTAATTTCCCAGGCAACACTAATCCTTACGGCACACCGGACCCGACAGCTGAGTTTCCACAGACAATTTTTTTTGTTGACCGCAAGTCAGCTGAAACGCGAGACATCGTTGAGTTTGAACTTGCGGCTGCATTTGACCTTGCTGGAGTAAAGGCACCCAAGCGCCAGTGCATCGCCAACCTGTGTCAATGGATTTACAAGGGTGACGGCTGCGGCTACGACCCCAACCCTTCTGCCACTGGAACGTATAACCGCAAGTATTTAAGTTCTGCGACGTACTCACAATCAGGCACGACGATTACGGTCACTAGCAGTTCACACGGTATTTCTGCCAATGAAATTGTTTATTTAACACGCACCAAAGAATTTACCGCGACTTACGAGCAGTCAGCTCCTAGCACAAATGTCCAAGGGGATAGGAATTTTATACCGACAACTTATCCCTTGGTTGTCACAAAAGCAGGACACGGGCTTTCGGCGGGAGACGAAGTTGTCTTGACTTTCACAAGTGTGTCTCCATTTGGAGCAACCCAGCCAAGCAATGG